CTACACAGATGGGCTTAGGTGGACTAGAGTCCAGAATGCAGGCTGAAGACTTAGCTAATCGTTTACAGTTACAGCAAGGCGATGCAATCTTGGGTGGTTTATTTGGTCAACAAGCTACAGCACAAGAACAAATACTTAATAGAATACTTAATCCAGACGGCGGAGCTTTGACAGGAGATAACGGTATGCTTAGTGGCGGTATTGATTGGTTGCAAGAGCGACTACCATCTTGGTTAGGAGGTTAACTAATGGCTATAACAGATATTGCAGGCTTTCTTACAGGTCAGTCTAGTAAACGTCCTGACCCTATGGGTAGAGGTATTAATTCAGAACAACAACGGTTAGCCTTTGGCGCACAACGCGCAGAAGGACTACAACGTGGTGTTCGTGGGATGATGGGTGGTGACACTAACACTCCTGCTGAACAACTACAGATAGCTATGGCCAGCTTAGACTTAAGCAAGCCCGAAGACCTACGTAAAATGGCTCAGATACAACAGGCTACTGGTGACATAGCAGGCGCTGCTCAGACAGCTTCTAAGATTCAAGCGATGGAACAGGCAAAGGTAGCGGCCACCTATGCTGCAAATCAAGAAGCCCGATCTGCTCTGAGCAGTGATCAAAGAACAGAATCTTTCAATCTAGGTAAAAAAGATAGACTAAAGCAAGAAACAAAAGACGTAGATTTACTTAAACGTCAAACAGCCCAACAGACAAGGTCAGAGAGAAGCCTTGTCCTACAAGAAGAAGCAGCGGCTAGAGAAAAGAAACGCTCAGAGGCTGCAATGACAGATAGAGATACAAAATTAGAGCAGGAGGCCAGCCTGCGTACAGTATACGAGACCCAAGCAAGAGCTGAAGGGAGAGAGGCGCTTGCTGACGCTATAAAAGACGGGCTTAGTTTATCTTCAGTCGCCTCAATTCTTTACACTAAAACATCTACTGCTGCTATTACCCCACCCAAAGGTGCTGAGAAAGTAGCTTTCGAAAAGCTATTAGATAGTCCCCAATTGCAGGAAGCAATACCTGATATATTTCAAGTAGGCTTCGAGTGGGGGAAAACCTCAAGCGATTCAAGAGACCTTATTTTTTATAAGACAAAAGAAATACGTCAACGAGAAGGCAATCGCATAACTGTTGAAGATGCAATGATCCAAGCTCTTAAAGAGGTTGCAAAGGTGTTAACGCCACCACCGGAAGGCTTAACACCAGAAGAGGTAGCAGCTCAAGCAGCATTGTTGAACACTGGTAGTGTAGCTCCTGATGGTTCGACAGATGCCTTTGCGGGGACTGTGAAGGCTGGGAGTATTAAATAATGGCTGAACCTATTGTAGCATCTCAAGAAACGGTAGGTTTAATGAACACCCCTACCATTGACACAAGACAAGCAGCTCTTGATGCTTATTCTGATGATACCAGAGAAAAGAAAGTTGCTAAGGAGGCTGAAGATAAGGCTCTTGAAGAAGCGAGGATAGCAGAGTTTGGACAGACGCTTACTCTTGAGGATGTCAGCGGCAGTTTTAACTTGCAAAGGTTAGGAGCTACTGCTGGCGACCGTGTAAAAGATGGTGAACTTATACGGGAGTTTTCTACTGATGACGATGCTGTAGATATTGAAAGCGTTATAACACAAGAAAACATTGACGGCTCCCCTACCTTGCAAGATCTAGATGCTGTTGCTGGTGATTTAATTATTAAAAACAAAAACGGAGACAGTGAGTTTCTTTCAAGAGGAAGAGAAGAACAAGTTAGACAAGGACTGTCTGCGTGGCAGAGAGGAACCAACTATCTCGCTAACGGTGAAATGCTTTTAGAGGCACTGTTCCCTATACCTTCAGGAGCAAAGGCATACACTACTTCCTATGGCTATAGCCCTGTAGCACAAGAGACTATGCCTAAAGGTGGTACACTTGAGGATGACTACGGTGTAGACATTAGCAAATTACCTTTTGAAGAAAGACGCAAAGCCGTTAAGAGAAGAAAAGAAAGACGGGTACTGGCTGCAAACGGACGGATGTTTGACTATAATCCTGAATCTACAGGAGCTATGGTTGGTTCTATAGCCAAGGCAGTTATTGATCCTATCAACTTAATCCCTGCAACTTCTACAGTTAAAGGAGGCATAGCTCTAGGTTCTGCTATTGCAGGCTTTGGAAGCATTGCTGATGATTTTGTTTTCTCAGAGTCAGGTGAGATTGATATGACTAAAGCAGCAGTCTCAGCCGCTGCGGGTGGCATACTTACTGGCGGTGTCCTTAAAGGAGCGAAAGTATTAGGCGATAGAGGCGCTACGAAAACAATTAGAAAAGCTCAACTAGAGATGGACAAGGCTTTGGCTCAAGGAGCTAACCCGTTAAAGGGAAGAGAGATACTAGAAGAAGCAGGTGTAAACCTTAATAAACTTGAGGCTGCACAGACGCGACTAGGTACTAAGATAAGTATCTCACCTAAAAAAATAGCGCAGGCAGAAGCAGATAAAGTAGTTGCTAATGATAGTGCTGTGGGTCGTTTAACTAATAGTAAAGTTGATAAGATTCTAGGTGTGCTGAGTACCCGTATCAAGGCTATGGACGAAGCAACCTTTGGACGCTTACGTAGGTTTGAGTTTGACACACATAAGAACACTCACCTAGCTCTTGAACAATCTAAAACATGGGTTAAAGGCTTCTCTGAGCTTACCACTCCTATGAAAAACAACATTGCACGTTTGTTATATAACGAAGACTTTGACGCTGCTCGTGGACTAATGGGCCGTGGCTTAGCTGATGATTTTGACATGAACATTTTACCTATGCTTAGAAAGATGGGTGATGACTTAAAAGAATCAGGTCATACTTTTGAAAAGATAGGCAACTACTTTCCTCGTCTTGTTAAAGACTTAGAAGGACTACAGAAAAGTTTAGGTGTTGAACAGCAGGGTTTAATAACATCAGCAAAGAAAGCCTACGCTGCTAAAAAAGGTACGTCTGTTGATAAGCTAACTCAAGAAGAGAACGCAGAAGTAATTGACATGCTGATGCGTGGTCAGAGCTTTGGACTTAAAAAGGGTAAGCCGGGATTTGTCAAGCAGCGTAAGCTAACTTTAACTGACGAGCAAATGAAATACTATGCGACACCTGAAGAATCGTTAGCTATATATTTACGTAGAGCTGTTAACGATATTGAAAAGAGAAAGTTCATGGGTATGCATGGAACCAAAAACCCAGAAACAGGACTGATTGATATTGATAAGTCAATAGGAAACTACGTTGAGGATGGTATTAAAGCAGGACGTATCCGACCAGAAGACGAAGTGGATATGCTTGAGATGCTTAAGAGCCGCTTTGTTGGAGGAGAGCAATCTGCTGGTTCGCTTAACGCTACCATACGAGACTTAGGATATATGGGTACTATCGCTAACCCTATCTCTGCTGTTACTCAGCTAGGTGATGTAGGTACTTCAGGTGCGCTTAATGGTCTTAGGAATACATTAGGCAGTTTGTTTAAAACTAAAGATGTAAAGATGATAGATTTGTATATTGATGAAGTATCTAAAGAATTAGCCGAAGCAGGACTAAGCGGTACTTCTAAGATGTTACATAAGCTAATGGCTGGGTCGGGCTTTAAAACCTTAGACAGATTAGGTAAAGAAACCTATATCAATGCTGCTTTTAAGAACGCTAAGAAGATGGTCAAGTCTGAGGAAGGACTTGAGAAGTTTAAGAAGAAGATAGGTGCTACCTATGGAGACGAGACTAAAGCGTTAATAGCAGACCTTGAGTCAGGCAACATGACCGACACAGTTAAATACTTTTTGTTTAATGAGTTAGCTGATGTTCAACCTATAGCTTTAAGTGAGTTCCCACAGGGTTATTTGGACAACCCAAACCACCGCATACTTTACATGCTGAAGTCTTTTACTATTAAACAGATTGACGTGGTGCGTAGGAATGTAATACAAGAGTACGCGAAAGGTAATAAAGGAACGGCTGTAAAGAACGCTGCGCTGTTAGGTGCCTACTTATCCACAGCTAACACAGGTACTCAATACGCCAAAGACATTTTGTTAGGAAGAGATGTTAAAGCTGAAGACATCCCTGATAGGGCAATGTGGAATCTACTGAGTGTGTATGGTATTAACAGATATACTACTGACAAATACTTATCTAATGGTGACTGGACTGGTGCTGTTGTTAATACTATTATGCCAGCAACTCCGCTTATAAGTAATGCTTTGAGTCTAGGTACTGAGCTTCTTGAGGATGAGCCTAACGTAGAAAAGTTAATTAAACCTGTTCCTATTGTTGGTAACTTGGTTTACAACTGGATGCTTGGTGGTGCTGAAGAGTTTAATGAGAAGGAACAGGCCAGAAGAGACAAATAAAAAAGGGGCCACTTAAGGCCCCTTAGTTTTACTACACTATCTCACATGATCCTCCAACACATGCTAACTCTTGGGAACCTGTGGTGTTATCTTCTTTCTCATGGTTTTCTAGGTCAGTCCAACTTACACCCTGTGGCATCGCTGCTAGTAACTCGTCATACTTCTCAGCAGTGATGTCCTCATACGGAGCTTGTTGATATATATGGTCACTAAATGGCAACAAACTAATACCAGAACAGATGTCAAAGTTCTCCCATATCCACTGTGCTACTTGCAGGAACTCATCATCTGTATAATAAACTGTGATACTTGGTTTATGCTCACACCAGTGGTTCTGATAAGCCTTCCATAACTGAAGCTGTTCCATTGCTCCTACCTGCTCTACTGTCACGCTGGTGTCTGGTGCTTTGACAGGGAAGCTAAACACTGACGAGCTAGGTGATGACACGTCTTGCTCTACTGGGAATCCTGATGCTTCCATAAAGACTGCAAGCGGGTCTTTCTTGTCTGAACGTACACGTCTAATGTAATGCTTAGAGAAGCGAGGATGGATACCAGAAGCACTATCAACAAGCTGGGATACAGTACCAGAAGGCTTAACAGCCGTAACAGCCGCAGACTGAGCAATTCCAAGTTTCTCAGCCCAGACCTTGTTAGTTTCGACAGCGACATCTCTTACTTCCTCTAGCCATTTAGCTAAGTCTGATGAGTTACCCTTGCTCAACAGGTAGTGATCCATAATACCTGTCATACTAACGCCTAGCAAAGCCTCTTCCTCAGTGTTCTTCTTCCAACAGTTACGTAGGTAACGGAAGTCCGTCAAGGTAGCCTGTAACGTGCCTATAATGGCTGCTACTTCTGACTTAGCCTTCAGTGTCTCTAGCGTATCGTCTGCACGTACAACGATCTCTGATAGGTTACAGAACTGGTTGCTGCGTAGGATGATCTCAGAGCATGGATTAGTACCAAACTCATAGGTGTTATCTCTACGACCATTGCGTCCTGCAATCTTCTGTGCTGCTACACGACTAAAGATACCACGCTCACCAGCTCTACTCTCGTACATCGTCTGCATCTCTGACAGGAATGCTTGGAAGTCAGGCTTCTCAGTGTACGCTACGCTGTTGTTAGCTAACGCTCTGTGCCCTTCGTCTAACCACCACTGTCCTGACTTAGCCTTAGCCATGCGTTGATCTGAGAGGTTGGAGAGGCTGATCAGTGCAGACCTACGTACACCGCCTACAACCACAATGTCAGCAATCTTACAAACGATGTCGTGACACTCAATACTGGTTAGCTTACGACCCTTAGCTTTCTGGAACACTTCGATACAGAAGTTGAACAAATCAATCAATGGCTCTGGCCCTGAAGCACGACCACCGAAGGTCTTTAGACGCTCACCTGCACCACGTACTCTGCTTGTGTCCCACTGTGGTATCTTACCAGCATACAGCATAGCGATAAGCTCACGGAAGGCAGAGGCCCAGCCAATCTTACTGTCACTAACAACGATCACACTGTCTGTCTTGTGGAAGGACTCTGCAATCTCTGGCAGCTTGTTGATGTAGTTACGCTCAACACTAAACCCTACACCTGTACCACACATCAGCACATACATCAGCTCGTCAAAGCTACGGGGTGAGTCAATGTGTAAGTAGCTACAGTTGTATCCTGCTACATTATCTTTGTCCAGTGCTACACCTGCTGTCATCATACAGCGCATTGAAGGCATTACTTCTAGGTTATGGATAGAGTTAAACAACTTTAAAGCTGTCTTCTCGTCTATCTGTCCACGGTCTTTCCAGAAGTCCACGTAACGGTTGACTGTTTCATGCCAAGACTCTCTACGTTTCTCTTCAGGAATCCAACGTGCGTAGCGGCTCTTGTGTATAAACTGTTGGTACTGATCCATCTTATTCTCCTTCGTTTTCAAATATTACTACTTGTGTTAGACGCCCTAAGTACCACTGACATTTCTGTAGGTCTTCTACCTGCTTACCTTTGTAGTCATAGCGCCAGAGGTACTTCATGGCGTTGCCCTTGAGATAGCCTTTGTACGCTACACTGGACATAGACTCTTCAATGGCTTCAATACACTCAATGGTTCCAGTGTTGTAATGCTCTGGGTTATTGACTACATCTTCCTCTGCTTCTTCCTCTGCCATAGTAGCCCATGGCTCTAAGCCTGTCTTCTCTACTGCGGGGTGGTTGTCTCGTAACCTGTCCCAGTCGAACCGTGTTGCGTCATTAATACTCATCGTTAAAATCCTCTAGTATTCTGTCAAAGTCTTTAATTATTCTATCTTCAAAGGCATCAATCAAGTCTGTTGTTGTAATACTTAGTAGCTCACAGATCAGATCCTCATCAAGCCACTTCTCCATCTGTTCTTTTAGTTCATCGAGTGTTGTAGCCATTAGACTTTCTTCCCTTTGATGTACTTGGTCATTTCCTTTGATGTCTCAATAGTGTAGTGCTTGAAGCCTTCCTTCTCACACCACTCGCCCATCGTTATCTTACCACCTTTGCGTACCTTCTTGCTAGTCTTTGATAGGACAAAGATGATCTCCCACTCAGGCATTGAGTCTCTAATAGCCTTGTACTTCTGTGTGTCACCTACTCTAAAGAATCCTTTACACTCTATCAGTACTGCCTTGTCTTCGTGTACGAAGTCCGGTATGTAGTGTCTGTGTGTAGTGTAGGGCAGACCATAAGGTTCAAACTTGTACTGCCCGTCTAGCTTCTCTGATAAGTCCTTCTCTAGCCCTGACCTAAAACCCTGTTTCATCTAACACAAACTCCCGTACTCGTGGCTCGTTGACTACCTTGCACAGATACTTAGGCCCGTAAGCATAGCTAAATACTCTTAGGTCTGGGTAACAGTGTGCTTTAAACTGACAGTAAGAACAACCAATGGCCAGCTTCATGTTACCTGACTTGCCATCAGGCACAGGTTCGTAACAATAAGCTGTAGGTTCTGACCCTAAGACCATTGCCTTGATCTGGTCAACCCTATCAGTGATGGGCTCCTTAAGTTTAGTGTTATCTGTTTCTTTAAGGTCGTACTTAAGGTAAGTAATGTGTCCGTTTGCTTTGTCCATGGCCAACCAACCAACCTTAGTCTGCCCGCAGGCGTGACCATAGGCTTTGATCTGATCTATGTAACCAAAGGGATCGTCATGTACTAAACTACCATCCTTAAACTTCTTAAAGCCAAAGGCGCTGGCTGACTTAACGTCTGTAACTATCCCATCAATAGAACAATCCATGTGACCTACGATTCCATTTACTTTACACACCTTCTGTTCATCCGTAACAGTGTGTCCAGCCATGCGAGTCAAGAAGATTAACATCTCTTCAATCAAGTGACCATACATAAACTTGACATAGGTGTTTGGCTCTAGCTCTTCCTTATCAGTACCGTTGTAATGGTTCCAAAGGTAGCGGTCAGTGCGGCCAATGTTAGACAAACGTAGCAGTCTATTATCCTCTCGCTTCTCCGCTCCAAACTCCTTACGCATTAGTGCTTTAACTCCATCACCAAAGCGTTCTATCTCTGCCTCTACATCTACAGATGGGTCAGCGTCTTTGCTTTCCATCATAGCATAGATGTCTGCTACTAAAGTTTCAACATGCTTCATCGTACTCTCCTATGACTGCATCTAACCATCGTTTAGCTATCTCTACGTCACACTTGAACCACTCATTGCGCTGCTCAAAAACATCAGCTAACCTGTTGTGTGTTTCAGCTTCAGTGGCTCTACGATCTGGCGTGTCTACTGTATAAACTAACGTGTAATCTCTGTAAGGACTTGAAGTTTGATAACCACCTAGTCTATCCTCTGCATCAACAGCCATCCCTACCTTAACCCAACCTTCCCATGCAGGGTTCGCGATTATATACACCTGACCCTCTGGGCTAGTCTTGTAGTTCTCTAAGGAACTAAAGGCTGCATCTTCAAAGCCCTTGTACTTGCCTGCTTTGTACAGGGGGTGTTTCTTTGAGATGTACTTCCCGTTAACAAACATCCTAGAATTTAACATAGGTCTTTGAAAGATAGACCAGCAGTTCTTACATCTACATCCTCTACCTTCTAGATGTGTAAGATAGGTATTACTTGCTGTCAAACGAACATTACAGTCCACACAATCTCTAATGTGTGTCTGCCCATGTGTTGCCGACTTTGTAATCTCCGGCGAGAGGGCAGTTGAGTTTGTAATAGGTTCCGGCAGCTTCAACACAGCTTGTTGCCAGCCTTCCGAAAACCTCTGCTTTCTCTTCTCGTACCTCTGTCTGGATCTCATCATGTATGTTTCCTATTATGTGAAAGTCTATACCCCATAGTGTAGCATACTCATGCAACAAACACAAGGCTTTCTTCATTATAATAGCACCAGCCGACTGTAACAGGCTGTTCAGTGCCGCGTGGCTTGATCGTATGGCGACCCTTCTCCTATCCAAGCCAAGAACATAGCCTCTTCCAGCCGCCAGTCCAACTCGTTCTCGTAGGTCTCCAAGAGCAGGCGTATTTGCAAGGAACTTTTCTTTAAGTCTCTTGCCATCCTTTGCAGTTCCTCCAACGATACTCCCGATCTTGGCGTCTCCTGCCCCATAAAGAAAAGCGTAGATGAAAGTCTTTGCTTGATCTCTAGTGTCAAGGCCCGCAGCCAACTGGTTTGCCGTGTGTATATCTCCGTTGAGTATTTCATTAGTGT